TGCAGTAATAACAACTTCTGTTTCACCAATTAATAATCTTGTGCCAACCATTGCACTATCAAAATAATCAGCACTTGTTGTAAATGTTCGACTATTCCCAGATGAATGAGATGGCGTAATAGTTACGCCAGCACTTTGAAAATTATAATATGGCTGAAAAGTTTTATTACCATCTAATGATGTTTCAAAAGCATACTGTTGACGTACAAACGTATTCAAACCTGTGCGTTTTAAAATGACAGGAAAAAAATCAGAATGGCAAAGAAACATAAAATCGCCAGACTGAGCAAATGTAATTTGTGGAATACGTGCGCTTGTAATTTCGCTAAACGCAACAGTTGTGCTTAGTGACACAGCACCTGTTGTGGGGTTAATAAAAAAGCAATCTATATTGCCGTTACGAAATGCAATAATATACTTCTCATCATCAGAAAAAACAAATGGCTCTATTCTAATCTGTTGCGTTAACACAGAGCTGTAACTATCTGAAAACTTGTGAATAAATTTAGATCCGGGCCTTTTTATAACGCCACCTTCAGCACGTATAAAAAAGTTAGTTACCTTTTCAGCAGCGTTTTGATAGACTTGCGAATCAGTCCTTGACGTTAAAGAAGGACTAATTTCACCAAAAGAAAAGTTATTTAAGGGTACACGAATGCGTGCCATTAACTTCTCCTTTCAGTAATAAACCTCGATGTAGTTAGCTTGCGCGTTGTCTGTTGTTGTGCGTCAAGCGTCTTTGCTTGTTGCATTAGAACTTGTGCTTTACGTTCCATCATTTGAGCCATTTGCTCATCTCTAGCAATAGCTAATGCAAAACTTGCAGCAAGTGTATATTCAACAGCTAATGTAAAATAACTTGGAAAGTCTGTTTCCAAAGCACGAAAAGTATAATCAATAACTAAAGTTGAAGTGCTAGACTCATTGCAAAATATTAAATCACCATAAATTGTATAAGCAATTAATTGATCATCAATAGTTACGGCATGAACCATAAGATTGTCTGCTGGTATTTGATATGCCGCATCAAAACGTCCAGTAGGAGTGTTAGTTAATCTATTTAGTTCAGCCTGATTAGTCGCAAAACGCCAGCGTGTTGTACACAATGCTGTACGTACAGTGTCCTCATAAATATTATCCGCAACCAGTGCTTCTGTACTGTCTGCGGAAAACGAAGTAATAGGGTTCGCGCCAATAAGTATTAGGCCACGAGACGCAATATCAATATCTGAATTAGCTACACTACTCATGTGGTTATGGGGGGCTTACGCCCCCCACTTCCTTAGTCGGTGTCTGAAACTGTCAGAGCAGTACCGTCAGCAATGTCGACAACGCCGCTTGCATTAGACAGAACTACAGATATGCCCATTGTGGGAGCATCTGAGTCATAGACAAAAATAACGTCACCAACATTCATCATTGTGGATGCGTCATTAAAGTAGCCAGATACACGGACTGCTGTCAGTGCATCTGTTGAGGTGTAGAACCACAGATTGTGACCGCCACCAGTAGCCATATTAGTTAGGCCAGAAGCTGAATAAGCCATGCTCTACTCCTTATGTGTTGTTATCAAGGACTTCATAGATACCATTGTCATCAATAACAGTAGCACCCATTGACATCATTGAAGTTGCAAGGTGTGCAGCTTTTTGCGGCACATAATTAATTTCAGTTTGAACATCTGAGTTAATGCCCAAGCCGACAGCAGATGTGTGGTAAGCCATATTCTTACCAGCAGTAATTGCTGATGTAGAGAAAATCTTGAAGCCAAGAAATTCTTTCATGGTCATGCCACCTGCGTATGGCAGATTCTGTTCACCAACAAAATCGCTTGATGCAAATTCGTTAATTAAGAACAGATCAGCATATCCCTTTGGATGCATAGCCAAGTAGCGACCACCATCTTCTGGGATATTTGCAGAGCCAAATGTTTCAAACAATGACAGCAAGTCTGCTTTTTCAAGAGCAGAATTTGTGTCATGGATTTGAGTGGAGTTAGCACCTGCGTCCATTGCAGTGTAAAGAATCTCGTCAGTCTTACGACCAAGAGCAGCAGCAGCAGATTGTGCCACAGCTTGACGTTCATCAATGTTGGTCTTTAATTCATCGAGCTTATCGATGTACTCAGCCGCGTAATGGTCAGCCATAGTTGCCTCAACCTGTGTGTGGGTGAGTTCCATAGCAGTAATGTCACCATTGCGTGACTTTGTAGAAGCAGAACCAGTACCGATTTTTTGGAAGCGAACAGTGCTACCAGCAACATTGCCAACTGTGCGTACAGTGTTACGCAACTTTGAACCCATGCGCTGATAAGCCATGTGAACTTCTGACTCGAACTGCTTGATAAATGCGACATCAATAGTATTCGCCATTTTATCAGTCCTTTCAAAAGAGGTTTACGTTTACTACACAGTTGTCCGTTACATCGCGTCAATCGGTTATCCCGTAGGGCCGTCAGCTAGAAACAGGCTGTATTAATCAAATCTCACTTCTATCTCTGGTTGGCAACGCACAAAACGTAAACAATGATAACCATTTATAACGGTGGGTTGATTTGAGAAAGAATAGCCTAACCAATCAAGCCATCTAATTGTGCGTTCGTGTTCAATAGGAACAAGGTTTTCTACCCAATCATATTGGTTGCAAAGCCAATCAGACATTAACTTTGATGTTGTTAGAAACTTACGCGGCTGCTCATCTAATACATTAGAGCCTAGCAACCATATATGCCCAGATGAAAGATTAGCTGTATTTTCAAAAGGATAAACACCAAACATACATACAGGCTCATCTTTATATAAACCTGTCCACGTTTTTGCATGTCTGCTTGATAAAGGTACGTGGAGCGCACGCCACGGCGTTGCGCCATGAATCATGCACTCCCGTATATCGGTGTCTCGAAGATGATGTTGTAGATATCCAGCATGTTCTATTGTTGCCGTTACAATCTTTACATCGCCATCTTCATGGAAGGCGTTAATTGAAGACTTTGGAAAAGCCTGCTTGGACTTCCTTGACATAGGCTGGGTCTCTTTTCGCTGGATTCCAGTAACGCTCATCAGTCATCATAGAGCGCAGTTTATCTTCTGTCATCCCAGTAGGTAAGCCTGCATCAGCAGACATTTGCGCACCACCTACTTTAGACATGATAAACTCAAGAGCCTCAATGCCCTTTGCCGTTTGCCCAATCTGCAATATAGCATCAGCATGTTCTTCTGGAAAAAACTTGTTTGCCCATAGGTCAACAGCTTCAATACGTGCGTCAGCATTGTCACCAAGATTAGCACGCTCTTGTTGCAAGTCGGGTGTTTGTGAGTTGATGAACTCTGCATATTGCGCTATGCCAGATTCAAACTCTTCTTGGCTGTATGCATTTTCAAATGCATGATCAGCCCACCATTGGAACAGTGGATTATCAACAGCCATTTCTGCATCAATAGATTCTGGTATCTGATAATCACCAGCAGTAGCTGGCCTGTTTTCATAAGCAGCAGTTTCAAACTCCTGTATGATTTGCTGCCGCAGTTCTTCTTGACCAGCACCAAGTTTCTGCTCAAGAGATTGATAAGAAGACGCAAGGTCTTCTGGTGTATTAAATTTTTCTGGTAGCCATTCTGGACGTTCAGCTACAGGTGCTTCAGTTGTGGCTGTGGCTTCAGCCGCTACTTCTACATTATCTGCTTCGCTCATTTCTTTGCCTTTTCTGCTTGTTTAAATCGCCTCTCTATGAGGCCCACTAAATAACGCTGCCCTTCTAAATGACGTAGTTCAGCGTCAGATATGTTCGCACCACTAACAGATTCAATAGTGATAGAGCGTAAATACTTCATCACTGCTTTACCATTAGGTGTGCGGAACAAACTGTTTATGTTCTGGGATATTCTGTCGTCTTCTTCTTTTGGGCGTGGAAACCCATCAAGGCCTAAGTGATTGGACATCAGGCATTTCACCTCTTGACTGTGCTTCTTGATATCGTTGTGCAGCTCTTCCAAGCTCTTCGCGCTCAACGCTATCACGGATTAATGTATCAGGCACGCCAAATTTTTCAGCAAGGTGAACAGCAACATCTTCCGGCTTTACAAGAAGAGTAAGAATCTCTGGCCCAAACGTGCCGCCAACCAACTGCAAATAGCGTGATATAGATGTAATATCTTGATTAGCTTGCGCTTGCGCAAGGGGCGAAACAGAACGAACCTTAACTTCTCTACCATTTATAACTGGTAATTCAATACGGCCCTGCTTCTTTAGAATATATACAACACGTTGCAGTATTGGTTGAACCATCTCAGCCTGTAGTCTACCAAAGGCAGACCCAATCCTTCTTGATAAATCAGCCATACGTTCTGCAACTTCAGTGGCTGATGCTGGTGTTTTGTTTGGGTCGCCAAGCATATCATTATACAAAGCTCTCTTTATATTATTGCGCATATCATTGAGAATAAGATTAGCAACATTAAAGTCACCAGCAGCACGTATTGGTTGCAATCCCATTGAACCCATCGCCTTTGGGATGATAGTGCCAGGAACGAGATTAATTGTATCTGTGTTCATAACGCCATCATCATCCATCTGATAGATGCCTGAGATAGCCATTTGTGCATTTTCAAGAACAAGCTCGATTGTAAGATTAGTAGTTTTAATTGCACTGAGGGCGTTGACAAGAGGGCCACGCCCATAAATTTCTCCACTGGCTTTAGACCAACGGAAACATATAAAAGGATTAGAGCCTGCACCAACAAACTGTTCGTAATAAATTATTTCTTCGTTAGCAATATCGATGACAAAATAATCATAGCGTTCTTCGTTACGCTTTTCATAATTCTTACAAATGACTTCCAGAATTTTACACTCAGCTTCTGGCTGTGTTGCAATAGCTTTCGCAAGTCGTTCACTAATTGTAGCACGCTCATAGGCAACAGGAATCGAACGGTTCTTAAGAGTCCTCTCTCTAAACACATGGTCAATCGAGCCATCTGCACCTGTATCCAACACGACAGACGGAAGCGGTATCGCGTTAAAGCGTACTGGATTGAGAGCATCACCTTCTTCAACAAGCAACACGCCTGTTCCAACAGCCAAGTCCATGAATGATTCATGTATCTCTTGCCCAAAATTAGAAGATTGCAAAACTTCAAAAACATAATTAGTCACCACATCAAGTTGATTGTTGACCTCATCTATTTGCTCATCTGGTATTTCAGACCCAGCAATAAAATCCGCCCAACGTGCAAAGTTCGGAACGAGTCCAGATTGAAGACGAGATGCAAACTCTTGCGTTCCTACAACGGCAGTTTCATCAAAGATTTTGTCATCACGCCGTTGACCAGCAACTTCGTAATAAAATCCTTGCCGCATAGGTAGCGCATATTCATAGCACTCATCAAATAGTGGCTCAAAGTTTAAGCGTTTTTCTTTAGCACGCTCATACTTTTCTAACATCATTTTTGGCTGATGCATTATAGAGTCTCGTCAAAATAACCCATGCCGCCTCTGCCACCTGTCAGCAAAGATGTAGCACCAGAACCACGGCGTTGTTGTTTAGCAGAGCTTTCTAAACCTTTTTCTCTTGCCTCATCACGTCTTCTACGCTCTTCTGCTTCTCTTTGTTCACGAGCATCTTTTTCTGCTTTTTTAGCACGCTCCATTTCAGCTTTTTCTTCTGCTGTTGGCCCTTGTATCTTTGGCCTTGCTGGTCTACCTACACACATAAGCAATCTCCTTTAGCTTTTCATACAGTTGCTTTTGAATATAAAGCAACGCACATTTTACATTCTAGCCCAAAGACCTTTACGTTTTTGTCGTGGTTTTCTTGTAAAGACATCGTAATTACGTTCAGCTTGAAAAGGTTTAGGCGCATGCTGCATGTTCGTCAAGATTGCACGCCCTTCGCCAGAACCAAGCATTAAATACTGCAAAGCATCATGTATATGTGAGAAATGATTTTTATCTGGCTTATCCATATAACGCTCACCAGATACCTGCAATCGTCTGTATTGATAGCCACCTTCAAAGCCCTTGATTATATTACGACACCTAAAGTCAACCAATAATCCTGAACTACCATCAACCATGCGATTGAGTGCTGAATTAACTGATTCAATCCTAAGAGATACATCATTAGACGGGGCTGGACGTGCGTTAAGACCTGCGCCGCGTAGTATCTGAAATGGAGTTGACTCATCAGTTTGAGCGCGGAAATCACCTGCTGGATCACCGAAAATGATAGCTTCATTAGTTGCATATTTTGTAGATAGTTCTTGTCGGAGGACTTCGGTAAACTTAACGATGCCCATATCAAACGCTACTATCTCTTGTAATATCAACCAACGTCCACGCACTTTTTGTGCAACTACCCCAGCTGGAGTAAGGCCAAAATCAAGACCAATATAAACAGGTAGTCCTGCGGCAACAGGTATTTCTTCTTTGGCAACGTGGACATCTGCTGCAAAATTGGCATAAACGGGTTTACCATCTTTTATACTCCCAAGGCGATTCATCACATATACATCTATCCAACTCTTCGTCTTCCCTTGTACAATGTTCGGATAATAGTCGGCTCTCATATTGTTTACGTTTTCTGCGTTCTTGTTTAGCACGTAACCTGTAATGATCCCTTCTTCGTCCTTTGTTTCCAGCATGCCTGCTGGTTGTGTGTAGAAATTCCAGTTGTCTGGCTTGACCAACATCTTCGCTTCTTCTTTGGGAATATGGTCTGGAACGGGAACTTCGCCTGACATTATGGGCCACCAGTGATCTTCTTCTGGCGCGTTTGTGTCGGCTATAACTCCTGTCCATGTGCATCCACCATCTTTCATTGAAGGGAAACGACCTACACGCATAGAACATGCGTCAATAATAGATTTGGGTATCTCCCTCGCCTCGTTAATCCAGATGCCTGTCAATTCTAGGGAGAGGAGTTTCTTGACATCTTCTGGTCTGTCGAGAGCGAGGAAGATAACTTCAAGGTCTAGGTCTGCTTTTTTGATGTGATGTGTATATGGCACAGACCAATGGAATTTGCCCCAGTCCTCTTCTGGAAACCAATCCAACCAAGTTTTAATAGTGGTGGTTTTTAACTGTGGGTTTGTGTTTCTAATAACAGCCCAGCGTGATTTGCGTACACCATCTGCACCTTTCTCTTGCTGTACAGCACGCCTAAATAATTCAACGCAGCAACACACAGACTTGCCTGACCCGACAGGGCCACGCAATGCACGAAAGAACGACTCGTCTTTCATAAAAGATTTTAGGACTTCGCCATCAGGTTTGTATTTAAATTTGGTCAATCTTGTGATCCTTACCAAACTTAATCATACGTTCCACAACCTCTGGCCCGATAACAGCAATAACTTTGTCTGCCTCTCTGTCAGTCTGGAACTGTTTAGGATGGTAAGCAAGATGCACCTTCTTAACAATCTGGCGCAGCATATCGCGCTCTTCACGCTTTAGTGTGTGTAGGAAGCTCATCTGTATCTTTTGGTTTTAGCTGATATCTTTTTAGGCTGTTTGGAGAATTGCTTACCAGCACGAGTTGCTCTTCTTTTAGCAGCAGTGGACGCTGCATATTCTTGCGGCGATAACGCCTTGATTGCGGCTGATGGTAGATAACGCTCACCTGTGGCTTTTGGCCCTTGGGTGGATGGCTTACCACTTTTGGTTCTCCATTTTTGTTTTGTCCACTTCCGTAAAGAAGCCTGTGACGGTCTTAAAGCCATAGTTTCTTTCTCGCTACAATATAAAAAAAGCCAGCAAACATAAACAAAATAGCAAGAGATAAAGAAACAATGCCGATAACTTCAATCATCCTCTCTCTTTTTAGCCGCGCCTCTTTTATCTGTCTTTGTCTTTTAGCCCTAGCATCTGCTTGAAACTTAACCCAATCTTCCCACAGACCATAACGTCCGTAAAGATACATCATACTTTTGAGTTCAGCTTCTTTTCTTTTAACCTCTTCAAGAGCCATAAACTCTTGCAGGTCATTACCAAATGTACTGTTACGCTTCTTGCTTGCTTTGGATTGCAGGTCTTCCTTTGCAAATGCAAAATCCGCAATCGCTTGCCCTGCCGAGGCAAGTTCCTTCCCGTTTGCAATCGTTGTCTTTATGATCGCAAACGCACCGTTTATTGCCGCAAGCTCTGCTAACATTAGTTTCTATATCCGCCTCCCTTCGCCTTATAAGCCTTCGCAAGCATTTGCGCTTTTCTTGCTGACCACTGACCACTACGTCCGCCCTTGTTGCCAGCCTTGATGCGGTTGAACAATGCTTTACGCATTGCAGGTTTGGTGTAATTACCAGCAGCGTTAACAGCCATTATACCCTACCTTCCTTTTGTTGTATGCATTCTTTTGCTGTTATTTTAGATAAAGGAATCTTTTGATGAATAGTAAATTCCATTTCCTTTAACCTGTTTAAGCATTGCTCTTCTTTAATGTATGGCCCTTCTGTATCTTGGGCAATGAGACATTGTTGCCCACCAAAAGCAACCCAACAAAAAAGAAGAGATGCATAGAACATTAGTAGCCGCGTGAATAGTTACCAGAAGCAGGCTTGCGCTTGGCTGGCATCTTTTTCTTAGCGGCAGCTTTCTTGGCTGCGGCTTTACCTTTGGCTGTATATGGGAACTTCTTGTTACCGACCTGTGGCATCTTACTTACCTTTCTTCTTTGCTTTCATAATTTTAGCTTGCAATGCTTTTGGCAATGTCTTTTGTTTTGCTGTAAGCATTGATTTGGCTGGTTTCTTTTTCATCATTATTCTTCTCCACCTCTCATAACACTTCTTCTAAATTCACCCTCCATCCAATTTTTGTATCTACGCAACATTCTTCTTTTACCAGCATTGTCAGCACGCTCCCAAGCATTTGGAAATCTACGAGGAACAATTTGCAAAGCAAGCTCTGTATCAAAACTTTTACCGTCGCCCCAGCCAACTTTTTTCAATAATGACTTTGGCGTTTTTACAGAGTTTTCTTTTGTAAACGCTAGACCCTTGCCCTGTGGTTTTTTAGGAGCTTGTTTCATTTCTTTTTCTTCCTCTTCTTTGCGGCTTGATACCTAGCCAATAAACGGCGACCTTTGGCTACCGCAGATGCCTTGTCACCAGAGTGACCCCATGCGACTAGCGATAGCTTCAAACGTGTCGGTCTGCCCTTCTCGTCTTTCAGTGGCCCTTTTGCTGAACCCATGCGTACAAGAAACGAACCCTTCCTTCTTAGCCTCTCTGGTGTATTCGCTGCACCTTTTACTGGTGCTTTCAGATTGCCCTTCTTGCCAGAC